CAGTCAGGAAAAGAACAAGGGCCACCAATTGGCAGCCCTGTTCGATTGCCTAGCTATTAGCTAGATCCGGGCGATCCGTAAATTCCCAACGGATCTGATACGCCGAATGAGTATCGTTCACGCGCTTTATAGCGCACGTTACCCGTATCGAAGTCACCATCCATCGACGTTTCTAGCGCAGTACGCTCAAACATCTTCATACCGTTTGGTATGTCAGTGATGATGAAGAACGCATTGCTGTCAGTCAAATAGTGATTAACAGCGTAGCCGCCGGGGATTGCACCCATGTTGCGGATAGCGTTGATGTCGTTGTCAGCAGTGCCAACGCGCTGAGTAGTCTCTAGCAGACGATCTGCTGTAAACATCAGTGCAGGAGGAACAACCAAGCTACGAGGACGCGCTGCGATCAACAAGCCACGCTCATCGGTGAACGCTGCAATCTCAATGATTGCTTGCTCAAGCGATGTTTCGTTCAAGTCAGCACCAGTAGACGGACGGTTGGAGTTTGTTCCACCGTTGACTAATGGATGCGAAGCGTTGAACAACGTAACACCATCTCCAGATTGGAAGCTGGTGAAGCCATTGTTAAGCGGATTCGCTGCTTTAACTTGCTTGGTATAGGCCATAGCCCGTGCCAAAGCTTTTGTGTAGCGAGCAGAAAGAGAATCGTAAAGATTGTCTTCCATTGCTTCCTCGGTTATAGCAAAGCCCATCGCAATCGTTTCGTGATTATAGCGAGCCGTATAGCTTTCTTGCGCTGAATCGTAAGAGATTGCAGCACCTTCTGCCTTAACGGGAGCAGCACCAAAGCCACTCAACTTTACTTCTTCTTCAAAGCTACGATCAGAACTTTCAGTCTCATAAATGAGAGTGTGTTCGTCTTCGTATTTTTCGTACTCCAAACCAAATAAGGCGTTAAGCCCCGGCAGGAGTTCTTTAAGCATTTGCGCTCTTGAAATTGCCATTGCCTAATTCTCCTTAAACGCCGAGCTTGGTTTCGTAAGCGTGGCTCAAAGGCAAGTAAGTAACGATACAATCTGTGAATGCATCACCTACAGTGCTGGTTGGGCCATCTACGAAATCAACGACACGCAGTGGTAATGTATTGGTCGTAGCAATAGAACCGCCGTCTAAGGCGTTCTTGCTTCGTCCGATGGAGGTTGATCCCGCAGTGTTAACTGCTGAGACGTTGTTTCCAAGTCCGGTTTGAGCAATAGCCTCATCACCTTGCATACGGAACAACAGCTTAGGATCGTCAACGACATACGCAACAATATCATCCGCAGCAGTTGATGCTGGGAATTGCTGGTTAAATGTCTTTTGGTTTGTTGAAGGATCTGTGTAAGCGCAGCCTACAAAGATTCCAACAGTGCCAGCAACAACAGAAGTTGTTACGGCGGCTTTTTCAACGGTGCCAGCAGCAACCAATTTTACGAAATCGCCATAGAAAATAGCAGTTCCGTAAGCATTGGCGATCTTAATGTGACGAACTTTGCCCGAAAAAGAGCCGCTCGCACTTAAAGTATCAACTGGTTCAGCACCCATAGGGGTTGCAGCGGTAGCCATAGTGGCCTCCTCAAGTTAATCAACCAACCCCTTGCCAGAGGTTAGTCCTTACCAAATGAAGACACCCGTGTGCTTCGCTCTGGATTGAGCAGCGGCATACGAGGGTCGTTTTCGCGCAAGAAATTATTGTCCACGGACTGCATCTGATTATCAGCTACCTGCTCAAAGTGCTTAGTACGAGCTTTCATCTTAGCCTCATCAGCCTTACATAAAAGCAAACCGCCAACCTCTATATTGCCCTCAAATTGAGATCCAACATCAGAAGAAAGCATAAGTTCTGGATGATCTTCGGCCTTTACAGGCGTCCAACCTTCTCGGAACATTCTAGACACATGAACATTATCTGATTCACCAAGGGTCTTAGTTCTAACCCACCGGAACACCCAGCCGTCTTGCGGCTTTGGATCAGGCAGAATAGAAGCTGGAATCCATGAATCACTAGGTCTTGCAGACGCTTCTCGCGTCTCGTTTTCTCTAGGTGTGCGCTCGTCAGTCATCAATTTCTCTCCTTTAAGAGTTGTCTTGCGTACTGTTCATTGGTAAGTCCGATTCGCTTGGCGAGAGCGACTTGACTAGGCGTTAACTGTATTTTGCGCGGTTTGGCACCATTGTTCCGCGAGGAAGGTGCCACCACCGACGAAGGCTGATTAGGGTTCACAGTCGCGCTACGCCCATCTGTATCGCTAGAATCACCCCAATCGTAGTCTGGAAATCTTTGACGCATTGTTGCGTCTACCGTATCAAAATACTCCTTGCTGTTAGGAGCAACCCCGCGTCTCACAAGAGCAGTATGAGTGCCATATGCAAGGCTCGTCATCTCCTCATAACCATCCCTCATAAACCAAGGGTTTTCAGCCGCCCATCTCTGGGCTTCAGGCTCTGGTTGCGCTACAGGCTGTTGTTGATACTGCGGCTCTGGCTGTTGGTACTGTTGAGGTTGTTGCTGATACTGTTGCTCTCTAGCCTGAACCTGTTGAGCAATGTTTGACTCGTATTTTTCAGCTTCTCTCAACTCGGCTTGAGCCATCATTAGACGCTCATTGGCCGAAACAACACTTTCGCTATCGCCTTCCTCATAAGCTTTCTTATATGAGGTTTTTGCAGACTCTAAAGCGATTTGAGCTTTTTGTTTTATCTGCCCAACTAAAGCAGACTCGCCACGGCTAATAAGAGATTCATACTCTTTGTTTTTAGCGGCAAGGGTTTGAGCAACAACGACTGCTTCTTCTCGCATTTTTTCAGCAGCTTCTCGCTGCCTACGCTCTTCGTTTTGCTCGTAGCGAAGTTTGTTTATTCTTTTCTGGACTCTTTCGCTATAACCAGAAAGTTCCTCGTCATCAGACTCTTCTGATGTAGCCTCTACCTTGGGAGGGCGACGATCTTCTTCTGGACGATCATCAACAATCTCCAACTCAAAATCATCAGGCTCAGATGTAGTAGGCTCATCAATAGGGGTTCCTATAGTGTGCTTAACACCAAAGAACTTATCCTCAGACGAGGTTTCTTGAAAATCTTCTTGAACTTCACTCATACCTTAACAATCCCCCGTGGATCTTCCACAACAGCTTCAACGCTATCGTCGTTAATCAAGCGGAACTCTTTATCGTGAACCTTAAATCTGGTTCCAGAATAAGACCGCATAAGAATAAAATCACCTTCCTTACAGGACGGCCCAGACGGAAACCGCTGTTTGTCGCTGTACGCATCTGGCCCTAGAGCCAAAACCATACCTACGATTGATCCTATTTCTTCGTTGTGCAGCGTTTCGGTGGCTTTGAGTATGCCACCCGCTGTTTTTTCTTCGGGTTCTGGTAAAGCAATAAGTATCTTATAGCCCCTTGGCTGGGGCAGTTGCTTTGCTTTGCGTGACTGCTCATCTTCTTGCGAGCTTTCGTCATCGTTTATTGCTAATGATTCGCTCATTAGTTGTCCTTTGCACTGGAAAAAAGCGTCCAGAGTCGCTTGCACCGCTTATGCGGAGAATCAGTTTTCTTCTATCCTATTCTTCAAGTCTAGAAGCTCACGTTCTGCTAGGGCCAATCCTTCAATTATCCCGCAGCATTTTGTGTATTCACTAAAATCTTTACAGCCACCACCTGCTATGTGGTCACTGTACTCATTCATCTGGTTGCGAAAAGACTGTCTTAGGAAATCAAAAGAGTTTGTTGGAGAAAATTTATCCATCCAATAGGTCTTCCGCTATATCCTTTCCAATCTTCAAGCCCTCTATTTGCTCTTTAGAGCTTATTCTTCGGGCTTCCAACTCGTTTCTTTCTTTGTCTTCAGCAATCCTCAAGGCAAGCTTGGCTTCTTCGGTGCGCTCTTGAAGACTTAGCTTCGCCTGATCTAGCTGAGATCGTTGAACAGCCTTCTGCATATCCAACTGTATCTTAGCCATTTCGGACTGAGCCTTAGTTTGCGCTTCCATCTCTTTAATTTGCAACTCTTTTTGTTGCATCTGTATTACTGGATCTTGTGCCTGCTGCTGCGCTTGTTGAGCTTGTGCTTGCTGTTGATTCTTTCCTTTAAGCTGTTCTGCTGCTGGAGCTACCAGTTGAGATATACGATATTCAATGTCTTCAGGTAATGGCTCGCTTGGAGGAGGCAATTGCACACCAAGCTGCTTTTCAATCTCCATCCTGTACTGGAACGCCAAGTGTTCCTGTATATGGGACGCAAGAGCCGCTCCTGCTTGTTTAGCATTTGGACTCTTAGACATGATCTCCATAATCTTAGGATCTTCTACAAGAGATTTATGAGCCAGTATGTGAGCTTCATGGTCTTGGTAGATAAATGCCTTAACAGGCTCTCCGTTAATGATGTTCATGTTCTCAGAAACAGGATCAACAGGGGTCATTTCGTCTTCAAGCGGAACAATCTTATCTGCATCACGGATATTAAGGATTTCAAGCATTTGTCGGTGCAACAAAGGCAAATCGTACATATCTGGAGCTTGAGCAGCCAATTGTAGTGCTGCTTGGTACTGCATAATGCGCTGTGCCATCGTTCCAGCGTTAGGATCACTAACAGGAATGATGTCAACACGGTCATCAAAGTCCTCACGGGTCAAATCCCGCCCATCTTCAGTGTATGGGTACTCTTGAGGGCCAAAATCTCGCACAATATCGGACAAAAGACGCAATTCAACGCGCATAGAGGCATGTAAACGGGCTTGAACCGCGCTCATCACCTTCATAGAGCGTTCCATAATCGCCAAAGTGGTGCCAACAGGCGCTTCAGCGTTCATATCAGCCGCTTTTACGTCTCCAGCAGAGGCAAAACGGCGTCCTTCCTCTACAATATCGCCCATAAGCTGGTACAAAACCGTACTTGGCTCTTTGTAAGGCAAAAATCGGATGTTATCTTGGATTGTGCCGCCCGGAACGTCCACATCACGGAACTCTCCCGGCATAATTGGCGTGTCATCGCCCTTAATCCGCAATCCTCTAGACTTCAAACCGCCCGGAAGATTGGCTAAGGTGCCTGCATCTACCAATTGGCGCAGTATTGATGTCGCTGACTTGGCTAAACCGCCAATCATGTGGATCAATCCGAACCCATAGAAGCCCAATCCGGGCATATACTGGTAGTGAACGTAGTGCTGACGCTTTAATTTGTCAGGATCGTTCTCGTAGTAGTTCCTTCGGATAGCCAAAATCGTTCTAGAAGACAATTCAATGCTTACGACATACGGCAATTGAATGCCTGTAGGCTCACCCTTGTCAGTATCCTCAAACCCTTCAAGGTCTAGATCAACCATCATCTCTAAAATGGTGTGCCTGCTGTCATTTTCATAGCTTGGGCTATCGCCAGTAAGCTCATTGTACTTATCTAGAACCCTATCGGAGTCACTGCTTGATGAGGGAGAGGGCAAATCAACGTCAGCATAAAACCCAGAAACTTGAGACTTTCTTATTTCATTACCAGTGCGCTTCATTATGTGAGTTGCGCGTTCACAGGTCATAAGATCAGAAGCACCATAGCTCACAACAAAGTCTTCAGCGGGAACAAACATGCTGCAAGGGCGATTCATGTTCGTATCAAAGTAAATCTTTCTAAAAGCAGATCCAGCCAGAGGCAAAGAAAACAACATCTTTTCCGTTTCTGACCTGTACTCAGTCATCTTTTCTGTGACCAAGTAGTTCAAGTAGTCCTGTACTCGGTTGGCTTGCTTCTCTTTCTCAGAGTCCATCTTGCCAACGATGGTTGTCTTTACTGGCCCTCTCGCGGGAAATAGCTCTTGTATTGCTTGAGACTGAAAACGAATTACTGACTCAGTAAGAAGCGGGTGAAAAACACCACAAGCGCCATCCCAAGGGGTAGATCTTTCTTCATGCTTCAGGCCAAGAAGATCTAATCCCTCTATGTAAGAACGCTCCCAATCAGAACGGCTCTCTTTGTCTGCCTTAAAAGCACCAATTAGATCAGACGCTATTCCATCAAGAACATCGTCTTCAATAAACTCCGCTAAGTTTGCATCGTGAGGAACTTCGCCTTGAAACTCATCAGCATCAAACTCAAAAAAAGTTTCATCTCCAGAAGAAATAGAAACAGACTCAGGGTCTACTATTTCAATCTCTAAAGCCTCCCCTTCCATCATGGGAGACATTGGAGTTTCTAATGGGCGCTCAACAGCCATTTATCCATTTTTCCTAAACTTCTGTGGACGAGCAGCGCCAGAACCTCTAGCTACTGTAACCTTGCCGCCACCAC